CGACCCCGGAAACGTCGTCCCCACCGAAATCAGGTTCAGTGTCACCAGCGCCCCCGCCGCGATCGCGCCCGCCCCCGGAATGCTCACCCGCGTCTGCCCCGCCGGAATCGTCACCGTCGCATACGCCACCCCGCCCACCATCAACTGCGCCATGATCGCGGCCCCGATTGAAGGGAGCTTCACCAGGCCCACCAGCCCCGAAGGAGTCACCGCGCTCGCGAACTGCATCAGCGGCGCCGCATTGCTCATCATGCCGAGCGTCCCCGGCACGCTCAACACCACCTGGCCGGCAGATGACGAGCTGGTAGATGACGGGCCGGTAGACGTCGCGACCTTCGCTATGGATCCCGTCAGCCCCTCGATCTGCCGCATCCGGTCGTTCAACGCCGGCATCAGCGCCGCGAACGTCGAGATGGAAGGCGGCAGCGAAAGATCGGTGGCCGCGTTGTTGCTAGGCATACTGGCTACTGGCTACTGGATTCCACCGGGATGTCTATCAGCTTCCACTCCTCCGCCGTCGGATCGATCCCCAGAAACTTCACCCAGTTCCACTGCGCATCCGTCGGAGCCACCGGAAACGGAGCCCACTCCCACTCCGCCGGCGTCGCTTCCACCCCTAAATCCGCCCACTTGAACTCCGCCGCCGTCGGCTCGATCGGCAGCTTAACCGTCTTCGGCAAAGCCTCCGAATCCTCCACCGGAAACGCCTGCCACTCCCAGCTCGCGCTAGGCTCATTCAGCGGCCGCGTCCAGACCCGCGCGCTGTACAATCGCCCGCTCGACGCTCCGCCAATCTGCAAATTTACCAGCCGCCCGCGCGTGTTCGCCGGCAGCATCAGCTCCAGCGTCTTCCGCAACCCGCTTGTGTTGACGACCGCCGTGTACGCCGCGGCCATCGAGCCCATCTGATTGGTGTACAGCGTCACCGTCAGCGGCCCATCGCTCTGAATATCGATCTCCAGCCGCTTGTAAAGCTTGATGCGCTCCGTCCCGAAATCCTGGTCGAGCGCACGGTACGCGTCCGGGACAGTCGCCGCCAGGTATCTCCCGATCGCGCGGAAACTCACGTCCCCTTGGAACAGCCGGAAGCCCCCGTTAGACGAGATCACCGACACCTGCACCAGCCGCCCCTGTGTGTCGGCCGGCATCTCGATCGTCACCCACCGCCGCCCGAAACCCACCGTCGATACCGACTGGATCAACCTCTGCGTCATCGTCTCGCCCGGCAGATCGGTCGAGATCGAAACGAACACCGGCCCGTCCGAGTCCATCTCCAACCGCACCTGGTCGATCACCTTGTCCCGCGTCACTCCCAGATCGATCGGCGTCGAATCCCACACCGCCCCGCCGGTCGCTTCGTACGCCTCCACCAGCGTTCCGACCTCTCGATAATTCACCCGAGCCCCGAACACCTTGAACGCGCTCGCCCCGCCGATGGTCACTCGCATCAATCTTCCGTACGCGTATGCCGGTTGAGTAAGCGGCATCAAAACTTTCCGGCGCCCCTGCACCGCCGTCGACACCGTCAGCGTCGCCGCCACCGCTTGCGTGTTGCCGAACAGATCCAGATACAGCGTGATCGTCACCGGCCCATAGGTCCACAACTCGAACTCCAGCTCCCGGAACTGCTTCGCTTTCGGCGTCCCCAGATCGAGCTCCGTCGAATCCCACAGCGCCCCAGCCGTCGCCTCGTCCACCGTGACGTAGGTTCCGAACGGCCGCAGCTTCAGCTTTGCGCCGTACAGCTTAAACGCATTCGCTCCGCCGATCGACAGCTCCCACAGCCGCCCCTCCGGAAACCCCGTCAGCGGCAGCATGATCTTTTGCCGGCCGGTGGTCGCGATCCCCTGCGTGAAACATTGCCCCATCGTCAGCGCCGGCAGATCGCTCAGCAGTTTCACTTGCGCGTTCTGGCCGCCCGTGTCGATGTCGATCTCGATCGCGCGCGCCTCTTTCGCCTTCGGCGTCCCGAAATCCAGCGGCCGCGAATCCCACACGGCGCCGCCCGCCGCTTCGTAAGCCTCCACGTAAACGCCCACCGGCAGAATCTCCAGGCCGATGTTGTATAGCTTGTATTGCTGCGTTCCCGAAAGCTGCAGCCGCCAGAGCCGCCCCTCGATCTGCGCCGTCCCCAGCGCATTCGGCAGCGGAATCTTCACCGTCCGCCATCCCACATTGTTCGTATTGACCACCGTCGTGAACCGCGGCAGCACCTGGTTCCCCGGCAGGTCCGACAGCAGCGTCACCGTCACCGGACCGATGGTGTCGATCTGCAGCTCCAGCTCCCGCGCCTGCTTGATCGGATTCGCATACAACGAAATTCCCAGCGATCGCGGAATGTGCGTCAGCCCGCTCTCGAAGGTGTGCTCCATCGAGTCCCACACGAAACCGTTCGCCGCCTCGTACGCCTCGACCAGCACCCCGATCACCCGCGCCAGCACCTTCGCCGAGTACAGAATAAAACCGGCTGAGCCGGCCGTCAGCGCCGTCACCGTCAGCTGGAAAAGTCTTCCCTCCACCACGCTCAGAAACGGCAGCTGGAAGCTCCGTTGACCCGCGCTCACCGGGATCGTGTTCCGGTCGTTCACCGTCAGCGCGTTCCCCGGCAGATCGCTCGACCACGCCGCCACCACCGGACCCTGTGACGTGTCGATCTCGATTTGCAGCTCTTTGGTCTGCACCAGCTTCCCGCCGCCCAGGTACGCCGGAATCGACGACGCCACCAGCGCCATCCGCGGCTCGACGTAGTAATACACGTACACCGAATGCAGAAAAACTTCATTCTCCGCCTGGCACGAAATCTCAATCGAAAAATTGGTGCACCGCCGCCCCGGCAAAGTCGTCGTCACCCCGCCCACCGTGAACGAATCCTCCGGCATCGCGATGTGCAGCTTCGTTCGCCCCACCGACGTCAGCGTCGTCGACAGCGTCTCTCCCACTCGCGACCCGTTGTCGTAGTGCATGAACACCGTCAGCGCGTCCGGACCGCCCGTCGGATTCATCTGCGCGTCGATCACCACCTCCAGAATCACCTTGGTGTTGTCGGGCGCCTCGCAATCCAGGAACGGCGACTGGTAGGCCAGCGTCATGATGCAGGCCCCGTTGAAATCCATCCCTCCGTCGCCCTGCGTGAAGTCGATGATGCAGTTGCCCATCGCGCCCAGCATGTCCGGCTGGGCGTAATAAAACTCCGTGAATCCCTGATTTGAGGGATCCGTCGACAGCAGCGCCGAGTCCGGCTGCACCCGCAGCGAATACCACTTCCCCGTCGACGGGTTCAGCACCAGCGTGTTGCTGTTGCCTCCGTTCGGAAGCTGCGCGAACTGTTCCTGATACGAAACCATCAGTTGCCCGTTGCCGAAGCACAGCGCCGCGGACGAGGTCCCGTACGGGTCGATCGGATTGCACATCGTCGCCGAGTTGTCGACCCCCTGCTGAATCGCGAGCCCTTGCAGCAGCGGCTGCACGTTTCCGCTCACGCCGGTCACCTGGCTCAGATCGAACTTATGGATCGCGCCGTCCGTCCCCAGGAAATAATCGCAGTCCCCCGCGTTGGCCACCGCCCGCGCGCCTCGCAGTCCCACCGTCGCATGCGCCTGCTGCAGCGTCCCCGAGTCCGGATCGCCAAATAGAATCCACACCGTCCGCTCTTTGTAAATCACCGCCGACCGCGGATGGATCGTCACCGCAACAATCGCCTCGCCATCGTCCCCGACGTCCACCCACTGCGCCGTGTTGTTATCGCCGTCGAGCGACCCCGGCCAATACCCCGGCTGGTCCGGCTTGGTCCACCACAGCCGGTTCACATGCGCCAGACTCGAGGCCGCCAGCAGCCGCGAGAAGTACGGCCCCGCCAGCACCGCCGCCGGCGGCGGAGGATCGAAGTCCAGCTGCAGGATGGTCCCTTCCGTCGTCGCCTGCGCATCGCTCTGATTGAACGACAACAGGTAAATCGTTTGCGGCGCCGCAGGCCAGCTCACTCCCGGCTGATTCAGCGCGAGTACGGCCACCTGGTAGATGTCGCCCAGCGTGCCGCCCGACGCGTACAGGTTGATCCCCGCCACCGTCGGATCGCTGCTGAACGCGGCGTTGATATTGATTACGTCGCCGCCCGCGTCCGTCGTCGTGATCGGCACGCTCGGTGGAGACGGAGCCGTCTCGTTCCCGTTGTTATCGAACCAGGTGTAATAAAAAACGTACGTCCCGTTCGGGCAGAAAGGGGCGATGCCGGCGAACATGTAATTCAGCGTCGGAGCCGCCGTCGGAGCCGCGATCTGCCACGCCGAAAATGTGGCGCCGTCGTCCTTCCCGCTGAAGCCCCGATTCAGGCACCACATGAACCCGTTCATCGGGACCATCCCCACAAGGTTCCCGTCGAACCCCGTCGCGATCGCCGCCGTCACTCCGTCCCGGTAGAGCGATGTGTCCGCCCCGAAGTAAAACGTCGAGCCTCTCTGCGCAATGCTGTGGACCTTCGCCGCCCCCGCCACCTGCACCACCAGATTTGTCGGCCCGCGCGATCGCAGCGACCCCGACTGATCGGCCCTCCAGTTCTGCATCTGGATCCCGTCCTCGGCCGACACCTTGTCCCCCGGCGCCAGCAGCGACAGCGACCCCCCCAGCAACCGCAGCGACTTCTTCTCGTAGCTCATGCGAGAATTGCTCCATGCGGCAACACAGCCAGGTTCTGACAATGGAGCGCCTCGGAGAGAAATACGACCTCATCCCCGGCGACGGTGTCCCTGCTGTCAGTTGCCCCTTCTGCAAACGCGATCTGCTGCTGCCGCTGAGGGAGGGCGCCAGTTGTCCCCACTGCCAGGCAAGCGTGACCAACGTTCGGACGTTCCGCCGCTCTTAGTTTTTCTCCTGGCTCCTGACTACTGACTCCTGACTCCTTCTTCTTCACTGCCCCGGCCCCCAGTACGCGCACGCCACTTCTTCGATGAGAGCCATCATCTGGTCGCAGTGCTCCGCCACCTCCGGCATCGCCCGGTCCGACTCTTTCCGCCGCGCCTCGCCCAGCATCGCGTACGCCAGATAATCTCCCATCGGCGACGGCACATCCACAATTCCGCCCTGCACGATCGCCGGTGGGAATTGATGGAAGATCCACGCCAGCGTGTTCCCGGCCGTCGGCACCTGGTAGAGGGTCAGGAAATCCGTCCCGTCCGCTTCCATGCTGAAGCGCGTCACCGTCCCCGCCGTCACCGCCCAGTTCGCATCCAGCGCTTCGAGATCCGCCACCGTCGAAGCCCGCAGGCTCAACCCCAGCAGCGTCACGTGAATCGTGTCGATATGCCCCGCCGGCACCGGATACTGCGACGTGTTCGACGCCGTCACGTTCGACGTGTCGCGCACCACGAATACCCCGCATCTGTGGCTCAGCCTCTTCACCGCCTCATCCGCCCACTGATACAGCTCCGTCGCGCTGGCCCAGTCCAGATCCCCGAGACTCGTCGCTCCCAGCGCCGGCAGAATCTCCCCGATCGCCTGGTCCGCGCTCACCCCCGCGATCGAGGACCCGACGCTCGTTAGTAGAACCGCAAGCAGCATTTTTTAACGCAGCGCCTTGTAAGCCTGCTCCACCCGCACCCACTGCTTCACGTCGATCCGCCCCGCTTGCAGTTCCCGCGCGTAGGAGTTGTATTCCTGCGCGAATCGGTTCATCGCATCCACGTCCGTGGGAATCCACCCGCCCCGCAAAGGCAGGAACAACAGCAGCAGCGCGATCGCCACTGGTGCCTGGCGCCTGGCGCTCTGGCGCCTATGCATCGTACCCCCACACCGTGATATCGCCCACCATCGCCGCCGAGCTCGTATAGCACAGGCTGTTCCCATTCGCGCTCAGTGGAATCGGACGCGACGGCGTCACCAGCACGCTCAGAAATGCCCACGGCGTCTGGTTCGCGTACAGCGTGTTGGTCGCCGTATTGGTGTTGTCGAACAGCACGAATCCCGTCGTGCCCGTCCCCGCCACCGTGAAGCTGATCGAGTAGCCTTCGATGTACGCCGTCTTCCCGCCGGCCGCCGTATGAATCACCGCCGCCGTCTGGCTCGGCGAGATCACCAGGTGGTTCCTCCACGGCGTCTGCGCCGCTCCGCCTGTCCCACCCGACGGCGCGTTCTGCGTCTGTAGCGGAGCCACCTGGCTGAACGCCACTCCCGCCGCGTTCACGATTCCCACCGTCTGCACGCCCGCGGCCGCCACCACCACCGGCGCCCCGTTGATCTGCGTCTGGTTGAAGCTCCACGGCGCCCCGCCCTGGTTCGCCGTCACCGTCCCCGACACCGGCTGGATCCCGCCCGTCACCTGCACATACAGCGGATCGCCTACCAGCCCCAGCTCGTTGCCCGAGCTGTCCCGCAAATTCACGTGCTGCCCGCGATACGCCGTCATCCGAACCGCCGCGGCCTTCCCGGACCCCACCGCCGTCAGTGAATCGTTGAACACTCCCTCGATCGGCGTTGCCGGAGTCGTCCCCGCCGTGAACGTCGTCGTGTCCACCTGCGAAACCCCGCCGCCCACCTGCCCCAGCACATTCACGTTCAGCGCATAGTTGCCGCTGAAATTCGTCAGCGACGCCGCATGGCTTCCGTCGCTTAACTGCACGTACCACCCGTTCGCGATCGCCGCCGGCGTCCCCTGATTCGCCGTCACCGTTCCACTCACCGGCGACGTCCCGCTCAACGCCACCGTCCCCGTCACCGTCACCGGATTAGTGATCGTGGCCAGCGTGCCGATATTCCAGGTGCCACTCTGCGTCACCGCCACGTTCCCCGAAACCGTCACCGCCGGAGTCCCGCTGATCGAAACCGCCGGCGTTCCCGTGATGCTCACCACACCCGTCACCGTCACCGCCGGAGTCCCCGTGATGCTCACGACCCCCGTCACCGTCACCGCCGGCGTCCCGCTGATCCCCACCGTCCCGGCCACCAGCACCGTCCCCAGCACCTGCGAGACGTTCACCAGCATTCCGTCTGCATCCGCCTGGACGTAGGTCCGCGAGCCCGCGGCGCTGTACGCCAGCTTCACCACTTCCATGTGCGAGCCGTCACCGCCGCACTGGTCCGTCGTCAGAAGCGTCCCCGCCCCCTGCGTCACGCTGATGTTGTTGGCCATTCTGCTTTCCCTTTTCTACCGGCTACTGGCTACTTCTTCCGCCGATCGCCGACGGCAAGTCGGGCCTGATCCCCATAAACTTCGAACGGTCCAGCCGCCGCAGCTCGAACGGCAGGTTGTCGTAGCGCGCCGCCAGGTTCCTTTGCCGCACGTACGCCGCTTCTTTATCCGCCTCCGCGAAAAACCGCTTCAGATAGGGCAGCGCCTTCGCGAACTCTTGCCCGCCTTCCTTCAGCCGCAGCCACGGAATCGCGAAATCGATCAGCGCCGGATGATACTCCTCGTCGATCGCCGGAATGTCCGACGCCTGCACCAGCGCCGCCGGAGCCTGCGCATACGTGATCACCAGCGACATCGCCAACTGCTGATACACCGCGAAAAAATCGAATCCCAGCGCCGCGTACCGCGACGTCGTTCCCGCATTCGCCTGCCACCCCGCATCGAGCGCGTCCAGATCGGCCAGCCGCGCCGGCCTCACCCGCGCTCCCCCCACCGTCGAGACCCGCAGCGGCAGCATCCAGTCCGGGTAATACGTCCGCATGTTGTAGAACGTCGCCCCCGTCGCCGGAAACGTGACCGTCTTCTCCAGGCACAGCGTCAGCAGTACAAACATCCTCTGCGCCCGGTTCAATGCCGACAGCACCTCGGCGTAGGGATAATAAACCGGCGTAGTCACCGCCGGATCCTCCTGCAGCCTCTGCTGCGTGCGAGCCACTAAATCGCTGGTGAACATACTGGCTACTGGCTACTGGCTACTTCTTCCCTCACCTCATCACCCGCTTCAGCCTGTATCCCGACCACTGCGGCGCCAGCACCGGCGTCGCGTTCCCCCGCCTCACTCCGTCCGCCTTCAACATGGTCAGGATGGCTTTCTCGTATAGCGCCTCTTCGAGCTCCGCGCCGGCATAGTCTTTCTGTTTGCGCTTGATGTCCGCCCGGCCGCCGCACAGCAGCACGTTGTCCGAAACGAACGGCAGCGGCGCCGATGAGGTGTTCGCTCCGCTGAATCCCGCCGTGGCTTTCTGGTACCGCAGCGGATAGCCCTGCGCGAGCTTCGGCGGCGGAAAGAACTGGATCTGATGGTTCACCGGCGGCGCCGCTTCATTCGTGTCGCACGTCACCGCGTACGCCGTCACCGTTCCCGGACAGTTCGGCTGCCCCAGATACCCGAATCCTTCGCCCAGCAATTGCCGCTCGGTCCAGTCCTCGAGCGGAACTCCCATCACCGGACTCACCACCGAAAGCACCGTCTTCGTCGTCGCCGGCAGCACGTACTCGTCCTGAAAAATGGAGAAGCCCGCCGTCAGGTTCGTCGAGCCTTCATAATTGCGATCGAGCGTCCCGTGCGTCGCGTCGACCCACGTGAATGCATAAATCGCCGTGTCGCTCGACACCCGGAACTTCATCCCCGTCATCCCGGCCGTGAGCACCGTGCCCGTCCCCTCCACTGCGGTCGAGCCTTGCGTCACGCTCACAGTCCCCGTCTGATAAGCGGCCGTCGTTTCGAGAACCGCCTTCACCTCCAGGCCCTTCCACGGATAGCGGTCCAGCACGTCCCCGTACCGCGTGTTCAAATACCCGTCGATCAGGTCCGGCGAGATTTCCGCAGCGCTCTGCTGCAACAACAATCGAAGCTGGCCCCAGGTCGACATTTCAGATCACCAGCGTCCAGGTGTTCGCCGCGCTGCACCAGTACAGATGAGGGACCGCGCTCGTGTAGAAATCACGCCCGGCCGTGCAGTTTCCCGAAGGCGCTCCGGAGCCGGTAAAGAAGCGGGCGCTCGTAAGCGGATCCGTCGAAAGCGTCTGCACCCCCGTCGACGGATCGCTGCTGGACGCCATTCCCGGCCCCACTGCGATCACCGTGCGGCCCAGAAACGGCCGCTTGTCCATCGTCCCCTCGTTAGTCGAGTCCCAGTTATTCGCCGCGAACGTCGACACCCACAGCGGTACTGAGTCGACCGGGAATCCCGTGACCCCCGTCGCCACCGCAATCCCGGCCGACCCCGTCAGCGTCGCCGCCGAGTTATGCCCCGCCGTCAGCACCTGCAGCGACGACAGATACCAGTACACCGTTCCGCTCGTGACCGTTCCGCTGATCCCCACCGTCACCGGCACGGTCGCAATAAACGGCACCACTCCCACGTACAGAATTCCGGGAGTCGTCGACGAGCAGCTCGCGCACATCGTCTCCACCGCGATCGACGTAACCGTTACCGCGAAGTCCAGAAGCTGGGACGCCATCACTGCGCTGCCCCCTCCGCTCGCGCCGCAGTTCCCATTGACCAGCAGAGCGTTCGTTCCGGTGCCGCAACCCGACCCGGTCCACAGCGCCGCCGCGGCCGCCTGTGTGAAACTTGAGGCATTCAGCTTCGCCGTCAGCGCGGCCGCCAGGTCCGTCTGATTCGCCAACGTCCCGCCAATGCCTCCCCAGGTCGCGCTCCCGCCGCCTCCGATCGCGCCGCAGGTGCCCCCCACCAGCAGAGCATTCGCTCCGTTACCGCACCCCGATCCGGTCCACAGCGCCGCCGCGGCCGCTTGAGTGAAACCTGATGCGTTCAGCTTCGCCGTCAGCGCCGCCGCCAGGTCCGTCTGATTCGCCAGCGTCCCGACGATGCCTCCCCAGGTCGCGGCTCCAGCCGCGCACGCGGTCGATGTTCCGTTTACCAGCAGGCACCAGGTGGGCGATCCCTGCGCCGCGTCGATCCGTCCCAGCGCATTAATGATCGCCGCATGCCCCGCCGCGAATAACGCCCCCGGCGCAATGTAAGAGGAAGCCCCCGGAGTCGCCGGCGTCGAGTTCGGATCCACCGCCTGCGAGAACGCGCCAGGCGCCAGGCGCCAGAGCGCCAGAAAAAACAAAAGTGCGGAGGCCCGTGTTGGTGTTACTCGCGCCTGGCCCCTGGCGCCTGGCGCCTTCTTCACTGAAGTATCTCCGCGCTCAGCGAGTACGTGTAGCTCGACGCATCCCCCACCGCGATCGACACGTCCCACTGCACCGGAGCCGGCCGGTTCTGGCACTCCTCTATATTTCCTTGCTTCGCCGTCGACAGCAGGCCCAGGCCCATTTCGTAGCAGTAGCACCCGGTCGCGATGATCGCCGTCCCGCCCGTCGACAGGTTCACCGTCGCGCCGCTGATCTTGTCGTACCCGCGAATAATCGGCTGCAACCCGCCCGTCCCGCTCGCAGCCGTGATATTCAAATACAGCCGCAGCGCCCGCGCCGTCGCCTCGTTCTGCACCGCGCACGCAACCGTAGCCGTCCGCGCCGCACTCGGAAGTAAAGATCGCTGTACGTTGAAATCCATGGTGGTTTTCTTCTGGCTCCTGACTCGTTGGGGGTGAACTCTCGTTCACCTGTAAAATGTCTCCTGACTCCTTCTTCTTCGGCAGCTCCGCCGCCGCTAGCTCTTCACCACCACGCCGTTCGCGTTCAGCGCCATTCCCGACCCGAACACGCAGGAGCAATAGATGGTCTGCACGCCGGATGCGCTGTTGAGCGCCCACACCGTCACCGTCACGTTGCCGAAATGCCCCACCGCGCTGCAGTTGGCAATCGGCGTGGTGTTGGTGTTGTTGATATTCGTCTCGATCTCGAACACTCCCGCGAACGCGGATGGCGTGAACAGCAGGTTGTGTTCCGTGATCGGCGACGTCCCGGTCGCCACGATGCTGGGGGTTGGCACCACCCAGACGTTTTGCAGGTTCGCGGTGGGAGACGCGCCGTTCGCCAGGGTTTCGGTGCTGCTCAAGAGCGCCGCGTAGGGCGGCACGCCGGCCTGCGCCACTTGCGGCGCGGCCCCGATTATGTAGCCGCTCCCGCACATCGCCGCCAGAAATATCGGTTCACCGGTATTCGCCAGCAGCGCGATCGCGGCATTGAGTACCGTGCTGGTGATCGGCGTGGCCGCCGTTCCCTGCGCCGTGTTCGTGGAGAAGCTGGCCCAATGCGAGGAGATGGCATTATCGAGCGCCGGCGCTAAGCCGGCTCCCATGCGGTTCGCCAGGTCCGCGATCAGCGTCGGATTCGCCACCGTCAGATCCACCGGCACCTGCTCGCAAAAAGTGTTCCGCGTGGCAGGGGACAGCGTCACCGTCGTCGGCCCCGCGAAAACGTAGGTGTAGCTCGCCCCCAGGCTCGAATAGCCGCTCGCCGGCTCCTGCTGCGGCATCAGGCAGATGCGAGTCAGATACGCGCTGTACTTCGCCAGCGCCTCAGCCGCCAGCGGCGCCAGCGCGCTGCAGAGCCCCTGCACCTGCAAGTTCGACGGAGTCGCCAGCGTAGTCCCCGGAGGCTTCGAGTACTGCACCAGCGGCGCCACCGGCGCCACAATCACGCCTTGCCCGTCGATGACCTTGAGATAGCTCCCGTCCAGCTTGCTGATGACCGACAGCGGCGCGCTGATGTTGGTCCCGCCGTCCGGCTGATTGATGCTCGGCATGAAAAATTCCCCCTCGCTTTTCTTACTGGCCCCTGGCCGCTGGCCCCTAGCTCGAAGGAACCCCGTAGATCCCGTAGAACCCGTTGAAGCCCACCGCAAACCGCATCCACCCCATCGTCTCGATCGACCGCGACCGGAACTCGATGTGATGCTCCGTGTTGAACGGCTCCCGGTTATAGAACCGCAGCTCCGTCTCCGCCACGTCGCCTTCAATCATCCACGCCCCCGGATCCGTCAGGTAGTCGTACACGAACAACTGGTCGAAGCTCGGCATCCCCACGTTCTGCTTGAACGCGTTGATCGCCCGGTTCGCCGTGTCGCTTCGCTCGACGCCCTTCAGCAGCTCCGCGCCCTGATACGCCAACTGCGGCGGCACGATCAGCTTCTTCGGAGGAATGCGTACTTTCTTGCCCGCATGGTCGACCGTCAGCCGCATGTCGCTCAGCGCCAGGCGAATGCTCGTCACACTCGGCTGCGCCGGTACCGCCGCTCTGTTCGTCTGCGTTCCGCCGCTCTTCACCAGCGGATGCGCCGTCGAGAACAGCGTCACCCCGTCCGGACCGTTCGCTCCCGTGAACCCGGTGTTGATGACGTTCGCCGCCACATACTCCCGCGTCTCGTGAGCCGACTTGCCCAGCTCCACCGCCATCTTCCGCACCACGCCCCACTTGTCGTCGTCCATCGCGATCCGCGAGACCTTGTAGCCCAGCGAATACTGCGCCGGCTGATAGGTCTGATTGAACCCGGGCACGGACACATCGAAGAATCCGTCGGTCGCTTCCGGCGTCACCGCCATCTGTCCGAACCCGCTCACCTCGGTCGTCTGCTCGATCGACCGCGTGGACGACATCACCCGGAAGATCTCCGGATACTCGTCCGGATACTGCGCGTAGCGCGCCATCACCACTTCGTCGATCGCCGGCAGCATGGTCTTTAAATAAAGATCCGGTGTACTCTGCCGAATGAAAATCGCCATAAAACGTCCCCCTCTATCTCTTCGGGGAGGCGTCTCTGTGCGCCCCCCTCCTCATTTCCTTCAGCCACAAGCACCGAAGTCCCGTGCTTGCGTTGCCTGGCGCCTGGCGCCTGGCGCGCGGCGCCTAAACTCCCGCCACCTGATTTTCCAGCTGATGCCGATTGATCTTCACTTCGACAATCGCGTACGCGGCTTCCACGTTCGGAGCCTGCGGCAGCATGCCGTTGATCTTCAAATCCAGCGTGTTTGTCGTCGCGTTGCCCGTATCCTCGACGTACATCGCCGAATGCAGCGCGCCCGCGGCGGCCGCCGTGTTGGCCACATTCGCGTTCCGGCCGCCGTGCGTCGCCACCGTGAACGTCGTCGGCACATCGTTGCCGAACATCGCCGCGAACAGCGCCATCGGATCGTCCATCACCATGAAATATTGCAGCAGCGACGGCTTCCCGCCGTTCAACACCGCTCCCAGAATCGGAGTCGTTCCCGGAGTCCCCTGGCTATACGACTCGATGTTCCGCATCGCCGGCGCCGGGAAACCCGTGTCCGACACCGAGGAGCTCGCCACCAGCGTCACCAGGTCGTTCTGAAAAATAGTGTGCGAGTCGCTCGCCGGCTGCGCGTACTGCTTCACCCGTCCCGGCGATCCCGTCAGCCCCGCCGCCAGCGGCCGAAACCCGAACGCCGTCTGATTAACATTCGACATTTAAAAAATCCCCCCGCCAGTCTTGTGCTGGCTTTTCTTTCCGTCTACTGGCTACCAGCTACTGGCTACTTCTTAGCGCCCCAGCTCCACGCCGCCCACCGTCGTCAGCGTCATCCCCAGCTTCGAAGCCTCGCTCCGCAGCCGCTCCATACCCTCGCCGAAACGCTGCTCGGAGGCCGTCACCAGGTCCTGCGAATCCTTGCAGTACTTGTTTCTGCGCGCCTCCGCGATCCGCGTCGGAATCATCCCCATCCAGTCCAGGCCCACCATGTACGGCTTGCCTTGCCGGTCCAGGCACTTTTCGTAATCCTCGGTGCCGCTCTCCCCCGCAATCACCGGCGTGAAAAACTTGAACGACATCCCCGCCGCCGCCGCGCCGTACTCCTGCTTGAAGCGCTTCACGCAGTCTTCCATTTTGTTGGTGGACTGCATGTATTCGCTCTCGTCTTCGGACCACCGCTGGTCGATCGACTTATCCAGGTCGTCCGCATGCATCTCGATTTCAGGAATGCCCTCGCGCGCAGCGCGTACCTTTTCATCCCGTTCAGCCGTCGACTCGCGCGACAAACTACGAGGCAGTATCCCCATCGGATCGGAGTTTGCTGGCGCGTGGCCCCTGGCGCCTCGCGCCTTTTTCTTAGTTGCCAAACTGGACCCCCTTCTCCGCCCGAGCCTTCCACTGCTCTACCGTGATGCCCATGCCTTGGCAAATCCTCGCGATCTGCGCCTTGTCCTCGGCCGTCTCCGTCGGACGCGCTTCTTTCCCCGATGCCCGCCGTCCCGTCGCTCCGCCCGCCGCATTCGCCCGCGCGATCCGTTCGGCCTCGGTCTCGTCGTCGCCCTCGGCCTTGTCCGCCTTCGCCTTCCGTTGCGCGGCCGTGTCCATCTTGCCTTCGTCGACGAACTGCAGATAGGTCCGCTCGGCCGCCAGTTCCGTCGCCGCCACGCCCTTGATCCCGTCCTTCGCCAGTGCGCCCAGATTCTGCTTGTACGCTTTGAAGAAGTCGGAGCTCGGGTCCTTCAGCTCCGGAAACCGCTCCACCGCTTTCCCCTCGCGCGTAACGCGATCGACAGTCCCCGCGATCAGCGACTCCACATCGGCCTGCCGCACAAACCCGCGGGTCTTTAAAACCTCGTCGAGTCCCTTCGCACCCTTGTTTCCGATCACATCCAACAGGTCGACGTCTGGCTCCGGCTCCGCCGCGGCAGCCGCCGGCTTCGCGGTAGCTTTGCTGTGCCAGTACTGGACAGCAGTGTCTTTCTCGGCGATAGAAGTCTTGGCCGCATCCAGCTCTTTCGCCTGCGCGGCATTGGCGGTCTTCAGTGTCGCGAGTTCCGCCGCAAGCGCAGCAGCATCAGCCCCGCCGCCAGCACCAGCGCCAGCTCCGCCCCCGTCACCCCCGCCTGCTTCTTCCCGTAGAGACACCCATCGGTCTGTGAAATTTTTCATAGGTTCTGTTGCGCGCCGAACTCAGTGCCTTTGTAGAGGTCCCGTCGGGAGCGGACGTAAACGTCACAGCACCGCCGGCAAAGCACCTGATAAATCCCGTCGCGCGGAACGACGTACAACCTTACATCGGCATCGGCGCTTTGCCGTTCCATCACCGCAAACGGCAGCCCGCACTCCTGACACCCCGGCGGGATCTTCCCGGCCAGCAGATCGAGCGCGTGACAGTGCCATTCCAGGCACCGCGCGCACATCCCCATCGGCAGCATCTCCTCCGGAGGTTTCTGTTTCGTGCAGTACCGGCACCGCGGCCAGAACCGGAAAATCGCCGGGCTCATTCGCGATCGCAATTCACCAGCGCGCACGCCAGCAGATCGACGGCCTGCTCCACCAGCATGTTCCGCTTCTTGCCGTTCTCGTCGTCGAACGGAGCCATGTGCAGATGCACCAGTTCGTGTACCACCACCTGCTCGATGTCCTGCGGCCACTTCGACTCCGTCGAGTAATCGCGTGGATCCAGAATCGAGATGCAGGCCGTCTTACTGTTCACCGTCCAGCTCACCTCGCCGTTGCGATTGGCCGACATCTCCCAGTGCCGCGCAAACCGGATCTTAACGTCCCAGTCGAGCAGCCGCAGCTTCCCCTGCCACCGCACGCACATCGCCTCCAGCGCGCTCTGTGTGACTTGCGCCTCGCGCCTGGCGCCTGGCGCCTTCTTCACTCCCGCTCCGGCCAGTGCCACGTGTGCGGCTTGCCGCTATCGTCGTAGTCGACCGCAGCGTGGTTCTGCGCCGACGCCCACTCTCCCCTGTACGCCGTGTGGTGTGGAAGCACGTGCAGATCCGCGTCGCTCTCTGATCCCAACGGAATCCCCGTCACGATCGCCGCTAGGTGCTTCCCATTCCGGTCCACGAAATGCACGATCCGCCCGACCGACGGCGGCCGTTGTTGTCGGGCGGCGCCATGCGTAAACTCGGAATCGAGCCTCAGCTGCGTCCGCACCTGCTCTGCCGCCGCCGCTTCTATGTCGTACGCCGCGACGTCGGCTCCCGGCTCCTGGCTGCTGGCTACTACGTCTTCGCCAGTCGCCGCCGGTTCGTCGATTCCGTTTACTCCCGGCATCTCCACCGGATTGTGGATTTGTTCTTCGTCCATGATCTACCCCTTCTTCCTCTTCGCCGCAACCGGTACTGGCGCCTGGTCGCTGACGCCTGGCGCCTGCGCCGCCGGCCGCAACTGGAACGCCCGCGCCAGATCCAGCGCCACGTCATCGTGAAACATATACGACCCGTCCGTCGTATGCAGCAACACCGTCTTGTGACTCTCCAGCGCCTGCGTCTCGATCCCCAGAATGTGATCCATCGCAATCGCCCGGCCGCCCTTCAGATTGAGCATCACCGGAAACGGATTCTTCGCCTGTTCACCCAGCATCGGTTTTTCTCCTGACTTCTTTCTCGATCGTGTCCGGCAATCCCAGCACGAACTTCAGCGCCTCGACAGCCCCCTGCGCCAGGCGCAGCGCCTTCTCGTCATTCCCCGGATTCAAGCAGCTCCGCACCGCATCCTCGTAACGCGTCCGGATCCGCCCCTCATAGTCGCGCCAGATCGGCGAGTCCCGCATCCGCGCCATCAGGTCGGTATCCAGCCGGTCGATCTTCACTTCTTGGCGTCCGCCTCCGACGTGGCGCACGCACTCGTGCGTGCCGCGTCGAGACTCTTCCCGACGCTGGCTTCCTCCGCGCGCCGCTCCACCTGCATCCGCATCCCCGCCCGAATCCCCGCCTCCGTAAACGCCTGGCCGACGATCGCGCACTCTAGACACGCGCCCCTATTCGCCGAAATCCGTCGCCCGCACCCGCAGTAACGCGCGCCCGAGTCCCGCCGCGCCTTCCCGCCAACAACACTGACCGAGCCAGGCCCGACCCCTGCTAGAAATCGCGCGAGCGCCGCCACTTCCTGCCTGGTCACTGCTGCAACCCTCCCGGCGGCTGAGCCATCGGCAACGGCGGAGGCATCCCGCCCGACGGCGGCAATACCGGCCCACCACCACCACCCGGCGCTTGTCCTGCTGGCGCCTGGCCCCTGGCGCCTGGCGCCTGCCCCGCAGCAACCCTCTGCCCGATCGCCTCCACCACCGCCTGCACAATCTTTTTCTGCTGCAGTTGATCCATCTGCTGCACGTAATGCGCGCCCAGCTTCTTATACGTGTCCGTCGCCTGCTGGCCTTCTTTTTCCAAATCCTGGATGTCCTTCAAATGCCGCAGTAGATGCAGTTCGTCGTTATCCATCGGGTTCACGTGGATATCGTCGCCGTGCAGCAGCATCGTGAACTCTTCTTTCGGATTGATCGGCAAATCGCCGCCCGCCGGCTCGGGCACCAGCGACTCGAAGTCCGGATCCCCCAGCGCCTCGTGCGCGTCCTTGGTCACCTTCCACAGCGCCGCCGGGTTGTTCATGATCAGCGGATTCTGCAAATCGAGCTGATACCTCGCCAGCGACTTCTCCTTCTCCGCCTCGCGTGAGTAAACGTTGGTCGCGAATATCAGGCTGAAGTCGTAGCGCCCGTCGCGGTCCTGCCGCTCCAGCATCGCGTCGCCGTTGTTCACCGGGAACAATCCGCCGGCGTCGTCTTCCGTCACCCGGAAAAACTGCTGCTTCGGCGCGAACATGTATTCCAGCAGCCAAAAGTGATTCAGCATCGCCGACATGTCGTCCCGCAGCCCCAGCGTCACCAGCGCCTGACGCACGGAGCTCTCGGCCGAGATCATCTGCGCCTGCCCCAGCGTGCGCGGCTGATTCGGACGGTCGCTCTGTCTTCCTAGGGTGTTGTCCGTCAGCGCCCCCAGCCGTTCGCCCATCGCCAGAATGTCCAGGCCTCGCTTCTCGAAAAACTCCATGTTTGAGGTCAGCTGGATCACCCGCACATCCTGCTGTGGGTTGTCGCACCGGATCATCAGGTTCGGCGTAATCTCGACCTGCTCTTTATCCAGGTCCGGACTCGACCCTGGCCGCACCACGAGCAGCGGACCCGCCGCCTTCTCCCCCGCCGACGTCCCCAGGTTGTAGTTCTGCCGCAGCTCGTCTTCGAGATCGATCAGCATCTTCGACAGCCCCGGAGACCAGTACGTCCCGTCGTTGATGTAGCTCGCCTCCACAAACGGCCGCCGGTACCGCATCTCCGGATACACCTTCGCCAGATCCTGCACGCCCACCGGCAAATTCAGGTCATAGATGTAGCGCACCACCAGGTCGCTCTGTAGAGGATCCCTTTTGTCAAGGTCATCTTCACCGCCGTCGTCTTCCTCATCCAGCAGCATGCGCCACTTGCCGTACCATTCCAGCATCAGCAGCGTCGGCCCGGCCGATAGCGGAGCCTCCATCGGCACCCCGCTCGCCTGGTCCGCTTCGAGCTTCGTCTCGTCGCCCTCCGGTTCCCTTTGCCGGCGCGCCGGATGCACGATCTGATCGAAGTTATCCTCGACCACGTCTTTGATGTAAATCCCCTTCTCCACGCCGTTCAGGAAATCGTCCGGCGTCGCCCGGTACTTGCGGATCACAAAACTGAAGTCGTGAATCGTCTCCACTTCCTCCGCCGGCACCACCAGGTCGTCGGGCCACAGCGGAATGAAGTCCGGCCCCTCGTAATCCACCACTTCCTTTTTCCCGACCTTGTACGTCTTCCGCACCCACGGCGAGTAGGCGAAGCTCTTCCCGAATTTCACCCGCCGCATGATAAACGTGCACAGCCGCTTCGTCAGCTTCATGGACTTGAAAACGCGCCAGGTCATGTACAGCCCGACCTTTTTCACGCGCTTATAGTCGGAAGCCCCCACCGGATCCGCCACAATCTGCGCATCGTCGCCGAACAGCGAGTCGGCGTCTTTCGACGTCTGCCCCAGCACGTTCCAGCGAATGTACGGCACCGGCAGATTCGACTCGCTCTCCTGCCCCTGCTGCGGCAAATCCGGAGTTCCTTCCCACCGCCGCTCATACTCCGCCCACCGCGTCATCCGCAGATTGTGATCCGCCAGCGCGTTGCGATAGTCGGTCAGCACACGAGTCCCCAGCCGGTTGAGCTCCGCCTGGCTCAGTGCAAGCTGCCCCGCCTCCGCTTTTGATTTCCGTGCCATGTTTCAGTGCGCGAACAATTCGTATAGCGCCGCGCCGCAGCCGAACCCAGCGATGAGGACGAGCAGCGTCGAATAATGCGCAAGCCACGCGCGCATTCCGCCTACTGGCTCCTGGCTACTGGCTACTTCTTCGGTCATGCGATCTTCTCGTCCTCGTACTGATCCCGGATGTGCGCGTGGAAATGGCCGCCCACCGACCGCGCATTCACAAATGCCTGATGCGCGCTCGCCGGCACGTCCTTGTACTCGTACACCCCGCCGTTATGAAACTCCACCTGCAGCGTGTTCGACTTCGGATCGTGCCCCACGCTCTTCACATTCGAGCTCCGCACCGGCATACGTGCAATCGTCATCGGCCTCTCTCCACTTTCCTTTTCTCCGCCTCGCGTTGCCGCTGGAGCCATTTCCGTACCCGGCAGTCCACCCGCGACTTCTCGATATCCCTGTGATACGCGGCCCTGGAGAGTTGCGTGTCCGTCAGCGGAATTTTAAACTCAGCCGCTCGCTCCCGCATCTCCGCCGCCCGCCGCTCCATCTTTTTGCCCCAGCTCATTCAAGCCACTAGCGTCAGCGATCGCGGACCCGTCCCCGCACTCGTCACGCACAGCGCGTACTTCTTCCCCGCCGCTTTCTGTAACGCGCCCAACTGAATCGTCGCGATCTTCAGCAGCAGCTCTTTGCCCAGCAGCTTCACCGCCTGGTCGTACAGCACCGTCCGCTTCAGCGATCGCGCGCTCACCAGATAGGAAGCCTTCTCCCCCTCCGCCACAAACGTCGACGACGCGTCCCGCTTCTCGTACCAGCCCAGAATGGTCGTCTGTAATGTATCCGCGCGCGCTAAATCGTCCAGCATCGCCGCACGCGCGGCCGTCAGCTTCTTCTCAAGTCCGGCGAGCTCGTCGACCAGAGCCTTCTTGTCAGGCTTAGAACTCACGCCGCAGCCCCCAACGCCAAGCAATCAGTCGCAGGCTCCGGAATCGGCGCAGCCGCGTCCTTCCCCTGACTCCTGACTCCTGACTCCTGACTCCTCTTCGCCGCCGCGCCCCTCACCACCGAGTGAAAATATTCCCCCAGCGGAAACAACGAGTAAGGCCGCGTCTCCGCGAACGCCCGCCCCAGCTTCTGCTCTACCCGGTACGTCATGTGGAAGAACTCGCCGCGATTCAGGCGCAGCATTTTGCAGCACACGTTAAAATCGGCCCCGTCGATGTGATGCGCTTTCAGCAGCCACATCTCCTCCGGATCGAGCGTGCGCTTCGCGATGATCTCGAAGTCGGCCAGAAATTCTTCCTGCGGCCGGCTCCAGACGTTTCCCCGTTTCTGCCGCTGCCCCGACGCGTTCCGCGATGTCGCGATCCCGCACGTGGCCGGCCGCAAGTCCATCCGCGCGAACACAGACCCGGTCCGGATGGTGTGCTGATCCACCAGAATCCCCCGGTACTTGTTCAGACAGATCCGGAAGATCGCGCGCAGCGTGCAGTTGCATGGAGCCACCTTCTTGCGGCCGAGCCTCAGCCCCGACCCGTGGCACGCCGTACAGTTCATCAGCGCCAACCCCAGTGCGTTCGTGCGATCCCACACGAACGCCTGCGGCTCCGGCTCCGGCTCCGGTTTAGCCCAGCGGCCCAGCGGTGACAGCCGAGGTGTCATTTACTTCTCGGTAGCCGTCGCCTTGGCCGTCGCCGCGTGTGCCGCGACCAGTGCCGCGATGTCCGCCACGATCGTTCCGCCGATCTGCATCGCCGCCGTCAGAAACGCCTGCCCCGCCGGCGTCGATAGAAAACTGAAAATTGCTGTTGGCATAAGAACCTCTGGAGGTGAACCCACCGGGTTCACCTGTTAGAAACGGAGAAGCCTTCCTCTCCTCGTGTCCTCTGATCGGCTTTTGCCATACGTGCGTATGCCTTCACTCGCCGCGGGGCTCACCTGCTTGATTCCCGCGAGCCGCAGATCCACGGGCGGATGGTCCAGCCCGATCACTGTCAGCCCCGACGCAAACACCTCGTCGTCATGGCAGTTGTCCTGATGCTCCGCCCGGCCGCCGCTCCTGACCACGAAGGTGAAGTGCTCGCTGATCGTGTTCGGATCGTGCATGATGTAGCTCAGCTCCCGGATTCTCCGGTCCAAAGCCGAGATCATCTGCACCCGCGTCACCGCGTTCTGCTTCCACCCCAGCAGTTGTAGCGACGTCGCCGCCCGCGAGGAAAACTGTTCGTCCGGCTGCGGATGCCGGTGATAGATCAGCGCCGGCGGAATCCCGTACCGCAGCAGTCCTTCGATGTAAGCGATCCCCGCCCCGTTCGCCTCCGGCACAATAAACGCCCAGTTGTACCAGCGCAGCAGCGCCGCCGAATATTCCGCGAACAGGTCCGGCTCGAACCGCCCCCGCAGCTTCGCCACCTGCTCCCCGGTGTCTTTATCCGCGACGTTCAGAATGCTCCAGTCCGGATCGGAGCCGCCGATCGTGCCGTCTCCGACGTCGATCCCCTCGCACACATCCGCCCCCGCCACGTACAGCCGGTTCGGCGCCGGCCGCTTGTAAACCACCAGCGGACCCTTTTCCTGTGGCTCGAACACCAGCGACCGCCGCGGCCCCGTGTCCTCCACCAGGCCCCCGCACGGCGCATCGGCAATGATCGGCATCTTCGCGAGCTGCTTGTGCTGAAACCGCGGCCGCCCCGAATAGAGAAACGCCTCCTCCGCCGTCGATGGATATTCCTGATGGAACATCTCGATCGACCCTTCGCACTTGTCCTTGATCGCCCACCGCCGCCACTGGAGCTGCTCCAGCGTCAGCGAGTGCTTTACCCGCAGATCGCCTTCGTCCTGCGTCAGCGTCGACTGGAACCGCGCCCGATCCTCCGGCGCCGCGAACTCTTTCACGTACTCCGGATGCTCGAACCACGCGAAGAATACGAACAGCCACTCCGTCCCCGAAGTGGAGTCCATCGCGCTCAGGCAGTCCTGGTGAAACGGATTCCCCACTCCGTTCGCCGTCGACTCCTTCACAATCATCGTGTCGACGTCTTCCGGTACCGAGTTGATCAGCCCTCCGCCGATCTTCCGTGCGTTCGGATAGTAGGCGTACTCGGAAAGCTGCAAATAGCGGATGTTGAACGCGCGCCCCGCATCCAGATTCCGCGCCGTCTCTATATCGATCGTGGATCCGTTTTCGTACTCGATCGCGCCGCGCATCCCCGGCTTGCGGTGCGCCTGCGGCAGCTCCACCAGTCCGCGGAACGGTTTATAGAGGCGATGAAAGTCGCGGTGATAATTCCAGATCTGCTTCGCCGCCTTCAGGGAGTGCGCCACCACCAGGCCGCCCTGCCCCGCCGTGAACGGGATCTCATGAAAGAACTCCGCCGCCACCCCCGCGCTGATCATCACCCGCCGCGGCTTCAGATAGACGATCCGCACCGGCTGCCGCGCAGCGCGTTGTTTTTCGATCGCCGCGTGCAGCTTCAGCTGCGCAGGCTGCAGCTCGAAGGGAACGATGGCCCCTTGCTTGTTCCGGATCCGCAGCGACTCCCGGCAAAACGTAGGATGATCGTGAAACTCGTAGAGCAGCTTCTGCGCCGCGTTCATACGTTGCTCTGCCGCAGAAACTCATCGTTGTTCCGCCGCAGCAGCCAGTGCCACATCCAGGCGTAGGGAATGAAAACCGCGCGGAACCGCCCTAGCCGGAGCCTCCATCCGAGCCAGTTCCACC